AGCTTTGTTTCCATCAAAACTAGGAACCAAAACCTCACTTCCAAAAGAAGGAACGATGTCACCATTATCAGGAACGGCGACTAAACCAAGAAATGTATGACCAACAAAGGAATCAGAAACGAAATCATTTTCGGGTTTCAACAATAATCCCTGTTTTCCATAAAGGAAAGACCTCACTTCGAACTTACAAAAATCACTATCAGGATGTAAAGAGAGGATATGATCATCAGCATATAAAGAAATGGTGATGTATCTCTCAAAATCATTATAAAGTGAACGTCCATAATGGAGTCTCCATGAAAGACAAAGGGAAAAATTGTGTTCAATACAATTATTATCGGTGGTATCAACTCTACCTGAAACCTTAAAATCATTCTTAACAAAAACTTGTCCTGACGACAGGACAACAAAAGTGACATATCCTTGTTTGTCAACATACTTTCTTCTTAAAATATACTCCTTCTTACTCATTCCTTTTTTGTCCCAAGTATAAAAGCGTATCTCTGTAGACGCATCTTGTAACTCCTGACCATCTTTCGAATCCCATCTACTACAATCACCATCAACATGTCTAGGTTTTGATGAATATCCTGTCTTTAATGACCTTAACGGTCTGCAATGTTTATTTACAAAAGCAGCATATCCTCCATGAGACATATTGATACCATGTCTGAAAGGTGACTTCCAGCTAAACTCTGGTTCACACATTTTCTCATTCATATCTTGGTCCATCCTAGCTTCCATTAAAAACAACTCCATTGGTTGAACAATGAAATTGCGTAAATTATTTTCTTTAATCTTTTCGAAAGGAAGATTTTCTTGCTTAGAACAAGCATTATGGAGACAAGGATAATCTATTAAATAAGCAGTGTCCCAAAATTTTTGGAAATATGGTTGATAAACAACACAATCTTTTTTATTTCTACATTTAAAGATCTTTGACATAACAAATCCAGGAGAAGCTTCAGGATTATATGTAACCTCTCCGAAATCTTTGACTTTACAAGCATCTTTCAAAGGGGCAAAAAACTCTTTAAGATCATCAAGAGCTTCATCATAAATTTCTTTGTTTATATCAAAGTGAC